CAACGTAGCATTGTCTGGTTCTGTAGAAGGTGGTCTGTCTCCCGGTGTGACTATTCTTGCTGGACCTTCCAAACACTTTAAGACTAGTTTTGCTCTCAAGATTGCATCTGCTTATATGAAGCAGCATCCAGATGCTGTAATGCTTTTCTATGATTCTGAGTTTGGTTCACCTCAGTCCTACTTTGAAATGTTTGGTATTGATATGGAGCGAGTGCTACACTGTCCTATCACTAATATTGAAGAATTCAAGTTTGATATTGTAAACCAATTGGAAGATATGCAAAAAGGTGATAAGGTTGTTGTTGTAGTTGATTCATTGGGTAACCTTGCTTCTAAGAAAGAAGTTGAAGATGCTTTGGGTGAAAAATCAGTAGCAGATATGACCCGTGCAAAAGCACTGAAAGGTGTCTTCCGTATGATCACCCCGCTCTTGAGTATGAAAGATATTCCTCTTATTGGTATTGCTCACACTTATGATACACAAGAAATGTTTTCTAAGAAAGTTGTATCAGGTGGTACTGGTCTTTACTATTCTGCTGATGATATCTGGATTTTGGGTCGCAGACAGAATAAAGAAGGAACATCTATTGTTGGATATGACTTTGTAATTAATGTGGAGAAATCTAGATATGTCCGTGAAAAATCAATCATTCCTATCTCGGTTACTTGGGAAGGCGGCGTCGATGCCTATTCCGGTCTACTTGATGTTGCTCTGGCGGGACAGTTCGTTGTCAAGCCTTCTAACGGCTGGTATTCAAAGGTTGACCAAGAAACAGGTGAAGTCGAAGACAAGAAATACCGAGCAAAAGAGTTGACAGCAGACTTTTGGTCTGATATACTTGCTTCTAATAATTTTAAAGATTTTGTAGAAGAGAACTTTAAAATCAATGGTAAGATTAATGTTGAAGTGGTAGATGTAGATGAACTTGAAGAATGAACTAAAAGAGGATGTTGATTGGAGGATTGTAGGAGTTACATCCTCCTCGCTTAATGGTAAAACTGTCGATTGGGGTGTTCAAATTATCAAAGAATGCCCGTATAAAGATATGATACTTCTATTTGGTGAAATTCAAATAGAAGAGGATGAAGAAAACGATAAAGGCAAATTATCTTTTGACTTTGATATATTCCATCATGCAGGTAAAGATATTGAAAATGATGACGATGATTTACAAGAGTTTGCAGGCGATTTACTTGTAGCCGTTTTTACACAAGCTCTAGATGAAGGAAAGGCCATAATTAATGGAAGCTCTGAACCGGACGATACTACGATCACTCTTGACGAATGAAGAGTATCTTAGGAAAGTTGTTCCTTTTCTAAAGCCAAACTACTTTGAAGGTCCATTGAAACTGATCTTCAAACAGATTGCTGCATTTGTTGAAAAGCACAACACACTACCTACTCTGGAAGCATTTCGTATTGACTTAGAACAGAATGAGAAAATCTCAGATGATATGTTCACAGAAGTTTCTGCGTTGCTTCCAGAGATTTTTTCTCCTGTAGATATTGATCCTGATTTTTTACTTGAGAAGACAGAAAATTGGTGTCAAGAACGGGCTTTGCATATTGCTATCATGGAATCTATCAATATCCTTGATGGTAAGAATGAGAAGATGACCAAGAATGCTATTCCAGAACTTCTATCTGAAGCACTAGGAGTTGGGTTTGATAACAATATTGGTCACGATTATATTGATAATGCAGAAGACCGTTATGACTTCTATAATCGTGTAGAAGAGAAGATACCTTTTGATATTGAACTGCTGAATATCATTACTAAGGGTGGATTGCCTGACAAAACTTTGAATATCATTCTTGCTGGCACTGGTGTTGGTAAGTCATTGGGCATGTGTCATATTGCTGCTAGTTCACTGCTGCAAGGCAAGAATGTTCTTTATATCACTATGGAAATGGCAGAAGAACGTATTGCAGAACGCATTGATGCTAATCTGCTGGACATTCCTATTGACCAATTAGATAAAATGCCTAAGACTATGTTTACTGAGAAGGTGAATAACCTTGCTAAGAAAACTGTAGGTAAACTGATTGTCAAAGAATATCCTACAGGTGCAGCACATGCAGGTCACTTTAGAGCGCTGTTGAAAGAACTGAAACTCAAGAAGTCTTTTATTCCTGATATCATCTTTATTGACTATCTGAATATCTGTGCATCGTCTCGTATGAAGTCTATGGGTGGTGCAATCAACTCTTACACGTATGTCAAAGCCATTGCTGAAGAACTGCGTGGTATTGCTGTAGAGTTTGCTGTGCCTGTTGTATCTGCTACTCAGACTACACGGTCTGGTTTTAGTAACTCTGATCCGGGTCTTGAAGATACTTCAGAATCATTTGGTCTTCCTGCTACGGCTGATTTGATGATTGCTTTTGTTTCTAATGAAGAACTAGAGCAGTCTGGTCAGATTATGGTAAAGCAGTTGAAGAACCGTTATAATGACCCTAACAAGCACAAGCGGTTTGTGGTAGGCATAGATAGATCAAAGATGAGATTGTATGATGTAGAAGCTACTGACCAAACTCTTATTGATGATGGTATTCCTGTATTTGATAAAACACCTTCTGGCGATAAATTTAAGGACTTTAAGATATGAACCAAACTGTAATTCCCGTTTCCATTACTTCTTCACTGATTAATGCCTATGCAGATGGAACAGGTAAGAAAATGTCAGCTCAAGATATTATTGGATATTGTGCAAGAATTTCTAATCTTGAAAATCAAATGAACTTTGATACGGCTGAGAAACTTCTAAAATATTTGATTGATAACAAACATTGGTCTCCGTTTGAAATGGTTGATATGACTGTAGAGATTAATACAACACGGGATATTGCACGGCAAATTCTGCGGCACCGTTCGTTTTCATTTCAAGAGTTCAGTCAACGATATGCTGATCCAACTAAAGACCTTGCTGTGTATATGCGTGAAGCACGATTGCAGGATACAAAGAACCGTCAAAACTCTATTGAAACAGATGATGTTGAACTACAGTCTTGGTGGGATGCACAGCAAAAGTTTCTTGTCGGTCATGCTGACCGTATTTACAAAGAAGCACTAGACAAAGGTATTGCTAAAGAGCAAGCCCGTGCTGTGTTGCCTGAAGGAAATATGCAATCTCGTATGTATATGAAAGGTAATGTTCGTTCTTGGATTCATTACTGTGAGTTGCGTTGTGGTAATGGCACACAGAAAGAACACAGAGAAGTTGCTTTTAAGTGTGCAGAGATTTTGGTAAATCATTTGCCTTTCCTGAAGCCTTGGCATAAAGAATTACTTGGAGTTGACTGATGCCTAAAGTGTTAATCTCAGAATATTGGATTCAAGATAATGGTGGAGTTGTTCGTGTGTATAAAAACGGCTCTGCCTATGAACTGATTGCAGTAGAGGATGATGAGACAGTCTTTCTTCACTCGAAAAACATTCCAACATTAATTGAAGCAGAAAATAGGGCAGAAGAAATTGCTCTATTGGTATAAAAAACTTAGAAAGAATGGATATCCTAGAGTTCTAAGTTTTACCTCTGCTGTCTATAACTGTCAGTATTATGACACCTATGGTATCTACCTAGAAAAACCTAATGATAGTTTGATTGACTTGATGTTGTATTTTGTATTGTACTGGCATCATCCAAAGGAGAACTTTCATGCAAAGCAGAAAAGAGGCAGCTAGATTATTTTGGTCAGTCAAAGGATATCTAATGCCTGATGACTGGTCAGATGAAGCTGTTGAAGGTATGGTGCGCAGTTATACCAAAAGAGTCTGGCATAACCATGAGACAAACGATATAGGGTTTGAAGAAGCATGGGCAGAGAAATATAAAATCCGAAACGATAGTTGAAAAAAAAGTGAAAAAAGGTCTTGCAATCTTCCTCTAAAGTGCTTATATTAAGTATGTAAGAGAGAGAAAGAAAGAGAGTTAGATATGCCTATCAGCAATGCTTATGTTACTGCCTACAGTGAAGCACTAGAAATGCTTGAAATGATGCATGACCTTGAGATTCGGTCTGCACTCAAGCAGGCTGCTTGGGACAACGGCATTGAAGATGTTCAAGCATTTGTAGAATGGTCTGAGTCTGTTCTGCTTGCATAGTTTAGAAAGGAGAGTAAGATGTTTTTGCCTAAAGATTTCTTTGCTGTCCGTGTTCGTTATAACAACAGCTACGACGAAACCACTGACGAAACTATTGCTTTGGTGACTTCCGAACTTCAGGCTCGAGAAGCTGTTCGTAAGTGGTTTCACAAGCACAAAAAAGATGAAAGTATGTGGGTATTATACGAGACCTCCGACTACATGGTGAATGCGGCTAAGAAATACAAAGTATACTTTGATAAAATCGAAGCGGACGGAACCATTGACAATTTCAGCGCTTGGAAAGATGCAGAGTTTACCATCCACGATGTTCTTATTTAAGGAGAAATAAAATGAAATACAAAGTTTTCCAAATCCAACTCACCGATGCTGAAGTTGATATGGTCAATGAAGGTGTGCAGGTTCGCAAGCACATTCTCAAGACCTACATGTTCGGCGAGAGAGTTGTCCCGAGCGCTACTGAGGCTATGGAACTTGGTTACTACGATCACGTTATGACTGTTGATGCTAAGCGCCTCGAAGATGTGTATGCCATTGGCAACTTTATGCATGATGGTGACCTTGACAAAGTTCAGGTGCATAGCACCTTCTCCTCCGTCTCCGTTGGTGATGTTATCGTAGACGAAAATGACTTTGCTTTCGTAGTCGATACCTTTGGCTTCGAAATGCTCCCTGAGAAAATTGAAAAAGGAGTTTAATATGCAAAAAGTATGGATGGTTTGGCAGACTGTTGATTTTGGGCAAGATTGGATGATGGGTGTATTCTCTACCCAAGACAAAGCTAATGCAGCCATGACGGATATGTTTGCTGATTGGTTGTCTGATCGGGGCATGACTGCGGCTCAGTTCAAGGCAAGTCAAGACGCTCAGCCTTGGTCTGATATGGATGACCCTTTCTTTGTCACCGATGCAGTTGTGAAGTGACATTAATACAACACCCCTAAGATAATATT